AAGATATATACATACAAAGATATTGCGAAAATATTTGATTGTCATGAAAAAACAATCTACCGCAAAATAAAAAAGGTTAGGGAAACATACCCTGATAATAAATCTATTAATAATTATATGGGGAGTAAGTGGTATTGTTTTGAGGGGGATTTGAAAGAGGTGTTGAATTTGTGTTCAGAAGTAGAAATTAACAAACCTCTTGAACATCAATAATACATTTGTTGAGAATAAGTTGGATAGTGCCTTCGTTGCCTTTTTTGTATTCATCATTTTCTAATGAATAACTTGAAAACAATATTGTCTTGTCCTTTGTTCTTTTGTATAGCCAACCCACAGTCATGCAGATTGGCATTGGTTTATCTTCGTAAGAACTAGCTTCGATCCATGTCGGATCACAAAGCCCACTATCAATCCATTTTATAATAACTAAGCGAAGGTCTTGACATTCGTTGGCTTCCCACCAACTCCTTGCCTTTTGGATCGTTTTCTTCGCACTGCCGATTTCTTTTGCGACTCTGTCATTCTGTTCGCTTTCGATTTTGGAACGCATTTTGGATATTTCCTTTTACTGCCTTTAGCAGACTTACGACCACACTTGGCATAACTGCCATCTTTCTTCTTAGATCCTATGTCGATCCAGTCCTGTGCGAACCACTTCGTAAGACCTCCACTAGCTCTACTCATTTTTTCTTGGTTGTATAACCCCCACCACGCTTTTTGTATGTCTTGACAAGCCAAGCATTAGCATACGCACTCGGATAAACATCAAACTTTCTCTTAGCTTCTGCTTTTACTCGTGCATATAGAGCTTTATTAGTAGGTACGTTTTTTGTAGCCATTATTTTTTCTTCTTTTTCTTTTTAAGTTTTTTAAAGTCAGCTCCTGTTATCTTATCTCTAGGTTCTGCGATACGAGCTAGTTTCTTTTGTTTACTTGACAGCTTTCTAGGCATTACTTCTTTTTCTTCTTTTTGTTCTTCTTAACTTTTTTAATAGCAGAGTTTAGTTTGCCATTAACTTTCTTTGCAGTTTTTTTCATTCCACGCATATCTATTCTCCTTTGTAAATTATGTCGATGCTCGACTGTTTCTTTATAGTAATCAGCTTCCCAATGATTGTAATATCCAATCTTTTTAAGTTTTTGAGATGCTTCTTCTAGGTCTTGATATCTTTGTATAAGAACCATAGAAAACTCGTTGTCTGTGTCAAACCCATGATCGTATAAGAAGTCTATATTTTCTTCTGACGTTTCAGGGTGTGATGACATTAAATACACATCTTTTGGCATATACACAAAGTTCAACGCCTCGATGTGTGATGCTAAATCTGTAGCATTAATAGATAAATCAGTGCAACCTATAATGGCTATTCTGTATCTTGTTCTTTTAATTTTGTTTGCCCAATCAACAACAGTTGGTAGTAAATCATCTGCGTTGTAAACTTCTTCAATAGCAAATGTATCTTGGGTTCTACAGTTGTTTGCAAATGGGCAGGTTGGGTAGTTGCCTAAATGTTTGTTTGGTTTTTCGATCACCTCTTGTGACCATGATAAAATATCTTCTTTTACTGATTTACTCAATCAGCAGTTCCACATTTTTCGAGACCAGTAATTAGCAGATAATTTATTATTCTTGCCTTTTATACCACCTGATCTCGCACAATAAGATTTCTTTCGTGCAGGTGAGTTCTTCTTGATGCTCATATTAGGATCACCAAAGTTTATCTTTTTTACTTTGTCTCCATCTTTTACGAACACCTTGAATTTTTTGACATCGCCCTTCATGGGTTTATTAAGTTTGACTGTTCTACCCTGATAAGTTGCCATCTAATTCTACCTTCTCTTGTTTTTCTAATTGTTCTGTTAGTGATCTGTTTTGAGATGAAGCGTATTCTGCTTTTGCTTTTTGAAATGCAATTACATCGTCTACAGTAATTTTTAGTTTTTCTTCTCTTAACAATGCGTTTTTATCTGCCCAGTTGTCAAGACGTTCATTAAGGAACTTAATGTGTAGATCCTTTTCTTCGTTAGCTTTTTTTAGCTCTCTGTTTTCTTTCTTTACTTTGCGTAGTAATGCTTCAACTTCTTTAAGTGTACTCACTTAGATACCCCAGTTTTTTTTTCGTAGGTGCGTAAAGCTCCCATGCCCAAAAGTGCCATAACTAAAGGCATAAGTGTACCCATATCTAATTCAGGTAAAGGTGCTGTATCTAAGCTAAATGTAGCTATAACAAACATAAGAAATTGTTTTAATACATATTCCCAAAATATAGCTAAAGCACATGACATTCCAATTAAAGGTCGCCATGATCGTTGCAACATACCTGATAGTCCACCAGCAACAGACTTTGCATCTGCTAAATTAATATCAGATTGTGCTTTATTTATTTGTGCTTCTATTTCTTTTAGTTTTATTTTGGCTTGTGCTTTTTCTTCTTCGCTAGTATGTAAAGAATCTATTATTCCACCAACATTTTTAACTAAATCGCCACCTAATAATTTACCTAACATTATACATCTCTCATTGTCTCTGCCAGTTCGTTAGCTCTATTTGGGGTTTGTTTTGCCCATCGACTATCTAACATTTCTTCACTGGCAGATACATAATCATTTTTATTTAAGTGGTATTGAAATTTTTTAAATTTCGATAATCTAGGTAATCCTAGCTGAAATGCCATATTAATAACACAGCCAAAAGCGATAGGATCAATAATTTCTTCTTTGATAAATGACCTTGCGTCATGTAGAGCTTGGTCAAAGTCTCTTTCGAAGTATTCCATAATTGTTGTATCATCGTATTCTACTCCTTCCTTGAGGTCGTCTGTAGGTAGTACCAAATGTCCAACACCAAACGTAGCGTTGCCCAAGTGATCTTTATAAATCTTATTAATTTTACCTTCGTGGTGAATTATTGCAGATTTAATTTCTTCGTACATTCTATAAGTTTCTCCAAATACCATTTTGCTTTTTCCAAATCTTCAATGCCACCTTTTGATTTATGTCTGACAACATATTTGACAATGTTTCCTTGAAAATAGTCTAGTTTAAATTCTTGAATAAAATCTGATACCTGTATCTTTGTACCGATATAGTATGGTGGATTTATTTTATCTTTCATATTTGACGTACCCATCTGTTTCCTCGTTTTAGGATCATTGGTATCAAGTGTGGTACACCATTTATAATCATTCCACAACCTAGTACAGGTCTCCTAATATTAACTTTTGAGTAGGCAAATGCAAGTGAGTCTTTATCAATAAGACAGCCCACATTCATGCCAAAACGTAGGTTTTCAGGGCTTGACCAAAAACCAATACGAAATTCCGTATGATAATGACCTTGTATAAAATTCATGCCTATCGACATTGAAGATTTTACAGGATCTTTATTCATGTTATGGCAGAAATAGTATTCGCCATATTTATCTTTTATGATTAGCCTATCGTGCCAACGCCACTTTTGCTTATCGACACCGAGTATATCTGCGTAGTCCTTCACTGCTAGAGAAGGAAAGCCATGATGCTTTCTCTTTCTATAAACCATTGATCCATGATTGCTATGAAGTAAGTCCATCTTTGGAAATAACTTCTCAATCATCTTGATCTTGTATAACCCTAGCTCTAACTCTTTAGAGGCACTAGGTAGATCAGGATCAGAGTCGTGAAAAGATAGAGCATGATAATCAAGCTCATCTCCTATACATACAACTCTTTCAGGTTTGTATTTTTTTTTGATAGCTTCTAAGAAAGCAAAACTATCAGTATGACTGTATGGTTCGTGAAGGTCTGAGATTATTAAAATCCGAGACATCTTCCTCCCTATATTGTTGTCACCTCTTTTTCTGTGCAAAAGGTTGTCACATAAATATCAGGAACAACCATTACTTTGTTTGCAAACATTACAGCGTTGTATTTACACTCTTGCATAGTGTTATATCCTGCTGTTTTAATAACTTGTGTGACACAAGTCTTATCAAGTGGTACAGTGGGTGACTGTATACATAACCACATGACGATAAAAAACTTCATTTACTGTCTATAAGGTAGTTTTCTATCCAAATTATTTTTTCTTTAATGACAGCTATATCTTGTTTCATCTGTGTAATAGAGTTTGCCTTTGTTTCAACAGCTTCTAATCGTTCACTCCACATACCCCATGTCATCGCTAATGATGCAAGAATTACAAGATAGGGTAAAACTGTTTTTATATCTAGGCTCATTTAGACCACTCTACCTTAAACTCATTACCCTTTTGGTCTTGAATAGACATGGTTTGTTTCTCTGTGCCATAAATTTTTGGAGCTAGTTTACCAGCTTTAAAATGCACATTCTTTTGTATAATCTCTAATAGTTTGACCTTAGTCATATTTAACTTTGGATCTTTTTTAGCTTCTTCTAACAGCTTGTCTAAATCTTCAATAGTGTAAAGAACACTGTCGTGTTTAGCTTGTAGATATTGTTGATTTAGTTTTTCGTCTTTGTTGATCCATTGTCTTAGCGTTGTCCAAGATACATCTAGTTCTTTGCAACATTCACGAATAGTTTTACCTCTCGCTAACATTTCAAATAGATCGGATAAAATAGACTGTTTATACTTACTTGGTCTATTACCCTGTTTTCTTACTACTTCTGTGGTCATTATTTTGCCTTTGCTGACATATCATTAAGTGGATTGTTCAATGCCTTATCAATGTTTAAGTTAAGGTTATCTTCGATAATTTTAATCTCATCAAATATTTCTCTAATATCTTCTTTTTGTCTATCTTCTACATCATTAACGATTTCTGTGATGTGTCGTATGTCATTACCCATTTGTCGTAAATCTGTTTTCATATCGTTCTTGAGGTCTTTAGCGACATCAGCAACTAGGGTAATCTCATCAAGGATCATATCTAGTTCTGATTTAATGACTGCGATTTGTTCATCATAAGAAGATAGGTCAGGTGCTGTGTATTCTTCTATCTTGGCTTTCATATCCAAGTAGTCATCGTAAAACTTATAACCAGTCCAACCACCACCAATAATTGCACCTATGAGGGATAAAATAAGAAAAAACTTACCACCAGTAAATTTCATTCCTTGATACTCAATACTGGGCATTAATCATATCCTCCATCATTTCATTTTGTGCTGATTCAAATAAGATTCCGTAGCTATCATTTATTTGCATCATGCTATAATCAGATATATCCATATCTGTTAGTGTTACTTGTTGGTATTTATTAAATCCGTCTGTGTCTGCTAGTTGTGCCATGACAGCTAGTTTGACATTGTTTAAAACTATTTGATTACCTTGATCTACAACCCTAGCAATAATTTTTTGAGCAACTTCTTCTTTTGATTTCGGTTGTACTGTTTCTTGCTGTTCTTCTTCCTCTGTCTCCACAGTGGGTTCATCAGCATCTTCGCTATTGGGTTCGACTTCAACTTCAAGTTCTTCTGCCATTTCTGTCATATCAACTTCGACAACTTCCATGTCAGTTTGGATTTCTTCCATAGGCTCAAAATCTTCCATACTTGGAGTTTCGATTTCTATATCCACCATTTCAGGTTCGACCATATCAAACTCGATTAAGGCTACCTCGCCTTGTGGATCTTGTATTTCTATTTCAAAACTAATATCTTCGTAAACTTCATAACCAGCATCAATAACTTCCATTTCAATCTGATCGAGAACTTGATCTATCACAATCTCAATAATTTCGTATGTGGTTGTAAAATAATAATCAGAGAAACCGACTCCGTAATAGCCACCATAGTACCCTCGATCAATACCATACAACTCTAGTTCTGCTGTGTTAAAGACTAGGCTTGATACATCTTGTTGATAGTCAAAGTCTTGTTTACCTACCCATGAAATATCAGTGTAGTTGTGTATATATTGTTTGGTTAAAACTCCATCATTATAGAGATTGACTGTGATTTTAAATTCATCTTTACAATCTCCTGTTGTGTTAGCACAAGTAGGAACTGATTGATTTGATATATGGCTATAGACAGAGCTTCCATACTTGATGACATCAATATTGTTATATTCGGATAAATCGATGTCAAAAGTTTTAGAACCTCCTCCTTGAGATTGATTGCCTGTAGTAAACTCAGCACCAGTCATACCATAGGCATTGTTTGATGTGGCTACATCATTGATGTTTTGGTCTGTGCTATCACCTAATAAATTTTCTGTCGTAACTGTTTCTGATTTAGAATAAGAAGAAGCCAGTAGAAATAGCGAGAAGTATGCCACCACCCACGAGATATTTTTTAACATTTGACTCCTTTTGATAATCAGGTCGATCTGTAGGGTGACTATCCCAACCAGCTTGTGCTACCTCACCTATTGTTCCAAAGTAAGGACAGGGTGTACCAGCCATTTCCATCGCTTGAAAGACACGAGGATCTTGACAAAGTACCGATACACCAGCAACTTTCATTCCCATGCCATACAAGGCACGAGATAATTTTAATCGTTCACAGGTAATATCATTAACAGTTGAGCCTTTGGCAAAACCAAATATTTGTGTCTGCAAAGCTACCGATCCACCTGAGGTACATACATCTTGGTTATTGACGATGACACTAGGTGCTGATGCTGTACTAGGGGATTTATCAACTGTCGTTGTACCTGATACCGTAGAACTGATTGTATTCGTCTCACTATGGGCAGATGTGCAAAAAAGCATGGTAAAAAGAAACACCACTGCCAAAG